CATTGTATTTTACAGAAGACCAGTTTACTCTTGAGCCTTTCCAAGAAAGGTTCGATAATTTACTATGTGGCTGGACATTTACAATAGGTGTAAAAGTAGTTAATGACTTTAGCACATGTGACATACCAGTTAACCTAAGAGGAGCGGGATACTAATGATTGAATACTTAAAACGATTAAATACAATAAAAATTGGTAAAGTAGAAATAAAGATAATACCACCAACAATAAAAATAAAATTATGAGTTACGACGACTTACTAGAAAAGTTAGAAGCAATAAGCATTAAGTTTGAAACTTACAATGACTACCCACAAAGTGCAACAAATAACGCAAAAAAAGTTATTAGATGGAAAAAAGAACATGGTGATGAGGTTAAGGGAATGACAAGAACTGGGTGGACAAGAGCAGCACAATTAGCAAGGAAAGCCAACATTTCAAGAGATACAATTGCACGTATGGCTTCTTTTAAAAGGCATGAAAAAAATGCAGAGATAAACCCTGAGTATAAATCAACCCCTTGGAAAGACAACGGTTATGTTGCATGGCTAGGGTGGGGTGGTACAAGTGGTATCAACTGGGCAATTAACAAATTAAAACAAATAGATAAAAAATAAAATTATGGCAAATTTAGTAGCAACGATTTCTGAAACTGTAACAATCAATGGGGCATTGAGGGGTTCTTCTAACACATATACAGTTACAGATATTTTAAACACTTTTGAAAGGACAGTAACATGCCCGCATTCAAATGAAACAATTATAGCAACTTTTAATAGCAATGTTTATGGCAGTGCAGGTGCAATAGACTTAGAAAACACTAAGTATATTAGGGTAACAAATATAAGTGCAACGGCTGTCTTAGACTTAGCTGTTTCAACTACAGGTACAAGTTATACTGTTGTTTTAACACCAGGGGCTTCGCATATATTATGTCAAGCTGATACAACTGCAAAAGGTTATAATTCAGCAACTGCAACATTTACAACATTAGAAGACATCGAAAAATTGACAGTAAAGCCAAGGAGTACTGATGATGCAAATGTAGAAATATTTGTTGGTGTAGTTTAAATGAAAACCACTAATATAAAAAGGTACTTAGACAGCTTTGCTAAACAGGTTGTAAATGATGCTAAATTAGACTTAAGCAATTCAAAAGATGCGATGGGAAAAAGCAGGGGTAATACAGCTTTAGGTGAATCAATAAGGTCTACAGTTGAGGTTACAGACAGGGGCTTTAGTGTAAAGTTTTACATGTTTGATTATGGTACTTTTTTAGACAAAGGTGTTTCAGGAACTAAAACAAAAAGGACTTTTACAAATTATTTATTAAACAATGAGTCAAGCCCATACAGTTATACAACCAAAGGGCCGCCTGTTGATATAATATCTAAATGGATAAAAAAGAAAGGCATAGAGCCTAAAGGTTTAGGAAGGGGAAGGTCAAGAGATACTGGCCAATTTATATCTGGCTTTGCTTATTTAATAAGTAAAAAAATAAAAAGGGAAGGTATTAAAAGCATTAGTTTTTTTCAAAAGCCATTAGGCATAGGTTATAAAACACTAAAAGAAGACTTATTGAAAAACATTGCTTTAGACATACAAACATATATAACAACATTTACAAAATAAAATAAAATGTCATCAAATACAGAATTTTTACAAAAACCACGATATTCAACTTTAGCAGTAGGGCAGGAAATAATATTTTCAGTTGCTAACAATATTGTTGTTTTAAATGAAACTAGGGTTAAATATATTGTAAGGGTGTTTATACAAGATGAAGAAGCTGGTATGTCATCACTAGGAACAAATACTAATTTGATAGGAACATTTAAGGTGTCACCAAACAATGCAGGGGTTGGCATGATTGATATTAGCAATGTAGTTGAAAATTATGTAAACTCTGATAATTTAGCTACTAATGGTAGTGCTGTTAAGCAAAAAAATACAGATGATGATTACGCAAACCCAATACATTTTATTGATAGGTATTCAAAAAATAAAAATACAATAAAATACTTAGCATTAAGGTTTACACTTGAATATTTAGATACAACTACTAATTTAGTAACTGAAGATACAAGCACATGGCTAAATACAGACGTGTATAGAATTTTTAACGGTTATATAAAAAGAACAGACCCTTTAGTTAGGGGTGGTGTTACAAGTTCAGGTTTTACCCTCCCATTTTCTTATTTTGGTTTTGACCTGTCAAAGTTTAACCCTGAAACAACAACCCCCGGATTATTCCTAACTAATGCCCCTAAAGTGCAATATGCTAATGATGGTGATTATGGTACTTTGTCTTTTTTAACTATTAACACCACCACGTCAAAAGCTGTTAGAAAAATTATAGTTACAACATTTAACAGTTCAGGTGTACAACAATCATTAGACACTATTGGTAGGACTTCAAGTGCAGGGAGTTATACATATAATGATTTCACACCTGTTGCTGATAGGCTAATTGGCTATTTTGGTTGTTTTCCTGGAAACCTTAGAAACTGGGCAAGTAACTTTAAAAACGCTTATGATGACCCTACTAAAGAAATTTCATATTATACAATTGAAACACAAAATAATTCTAATGCTAAAACAATGGAAACTTATACAATATACATAAATTGCCCTAATACAAAAGGGTATGAAAGTATAAGGCTTTGTTGGTTAAACCAATGGGGTGCTTGGGATTATTACACGTTTACACAAAAGTCAGTTAGAAAAACAACTACAAAAGGCACTACTTATAACCAACTAGCTGGAACATGGAATGAAACAACCTACAAACCTTATGGCTTTAAAGGTGGTAAAAAATCTTTTAGGGTTAATGCTACCGAAACAATATCTATGAGTACAGACTTTGTAACAGAAGATGAAAATGTGATGTTTGAAGAGCTTACTAATAGCCCTGAGGTTTATATACTTCAACCGTATAGAGATGATACTGATTTATATTCTATGCTAAATGATTATGTTACACCAGTTAGGTTAAAGTCTACTAGCTTTACTAAAAAAACAGTTGCAAATGATAAGTTAATTCAATATACTTTTGAGGTTGAAAAAAGTGAAACATTAAGAACACAATCAATATAATGAGTGTACAATTAGAAATATTACCGCAAGAATATTTAGGGTTTTTAAATGACATGAGTCCTTTGCCAACTGAGCAGCTTGCTGATGCACAAGTTTGGTATAGTGATAATCCAAACCAAGGCAGTATCATCTTTGACCCTTTTGCTTTAAATAACAATACCAACCAAGTTACTGTAAATGCTACAGCATTAGGTTACCCTAACAACCCAAACTCTGTATCTTTTGTACAACAATTTACTAATGATATTGGTAACGCTTTAGCTGCATCAGGGAGTACGTTAAACCTTTGGCTTCCGGGAAAATGGTTTCGTGGCCGTGCAGATGTGGCTGGTTCACAAAACTTAGGACCAAATAGGCAGTCACAAAGTTTTGGTAGTGGTCTTGCAGGCCAAAACCTAGTAGCATTGGCAGGTCGAACAGATTCGCAAACTTCAAATGTTGTGCCTGCAAAATATTGTGCTGGTTACAAGATGGGTGGGTTGACTATTGGTAATAGCTATGAAGTTAAAATATTAGTTGAACGGGCTCAGGGTGTAGGGACTAAAACAACACCTTCTTTAGGTTTGTTTATATCTTCGCCTTCAACACAAATTGGTTTTTTAGATGCAGGAAACAGTCCAAATGGCCTGCAAGGTATTTTCGAACCTTTAGACACTGTAAATACTTACACCCAACACACAATGACTTTTGTGGCAACAACACAATATGACATTTTGTGGATATACTTCCAAAATGATGCAGCTTTAGATGCTAAGTCTGTTCGTATAAGGAGTGCTTCTGTAAAAGGTATAATTGGAACTGATTTAAATGAATTTAGTTCTGGTGATGGTTCTGTTGTATGTGACTTATATGAAGAAGAAAACATACCCCTAAGTTTATCAATTGATGATTTTAAAAAGGTAACTGAAAAAGTACAATCTTATTCTAAAGCATTTAAACTACCAGCAACAAAACGAAATAGCAAAATATTTGACAATATCTTTGAGGTTACAAGGACTGCACAAGATGGCTATTCATTTAACCCTTATGTTAAAACTAGGTGCAGGTTAAAAGAAGATGGTTTTGTTTTATTTGAAGGTTACCTAAGGCTAATAGATATACAAGAAAAAGGCGGTGAAATAAGTTACAATATAAATTTATATTCAGAAGCTGTTGCCCTTGCAGATGTTTTAGCTGATAGAACATTTGACAATATTGACTTTAGTGAACTTGACCATATTTACAACATTACTAATATTACAGATAGCTGGATTGGTGAACTAGAACTTGTTTTACCATTAGAAGCGGACAGTTTTGCTGGTGATGAGAATGATACAACTACTGATGTTTTAAAATACCCATTTTGTGACTGGAACCATCAGTTTATACCACATGATGATAATGGTGGTGCAGATGAAGGCCAACCTGAATTGTTAAACCTACAATCAGCATTTAGACCTTTTATAAAAGTTAAATACCTAATAGATAAAATTATTTCAGCTACACCATTTCAAATTACAAGTAATTTCTTTGATAGTATAGATTTTAATAAACTATACATGGACTTTAATTGGGGTGATGACTCATCACCTAGTACTGCAACTGACACGGGTGAAGCTACTTACAGTACATCAACTGGTGAAATAGGTGCTTTTGTAACTGGTGACCCTGTTAACTATGCAACAACAGCTTTTACAAATATAAAGTTTTATAATGATTCTTTTACCCCTGAGATGGGTTGGGATACAACTAACCATCAATTTGAAATACCATCAGGGTTGACAGGTGTTAGCATGGATTTAAGTGCCACAGTTAGGTTTGCGTGTAAAAAAGATTGTGATATTACATTTGAATGGTTTGTTCACCCAATAGGTTCTGGGGGGCAAACTTATACTATTAACACACAAACATTAAGTGTTACAGGTGCTGCCGCTGGCTTTCCAGTTTTAGGACCTGTACAAATCCCACTTGCTTTTGGGGGGTTTACTATTGCATACCAAACTGTTGATGCTGTTGTTTTTGAAGGTGGTTTTTACTCTAATACACCGCTAGTAAAAACAAACCCAGACGGTAACTTGTCAAGTTTAAATGTTACAAGTTTTTCATCAAATGCTGTTAATACAGTAACGGTTGTAAGTAGTAATCATGGTTATAACCCCTATGACAACACCCATGAGTTGGTATTTAAAGGACCGGGTGCTTCTTTTTATTCATCAGCACATAGTACATACAGTACAAGCACAGGGACTATACAGCTAACCTCTGGTGACAAGGTAGGTTTAAGATGGAAGGCAACTGAAAGTAATGCTGTCAGGCAAAGAGATATGGGTTATTTCCATAATGTAGATAATGAAATGAAAGACCTACCTTCCACACTTAGTGCAACAATAAATTATATAGGTACTGTTGGTAATAACAGGTTAAATACAATTAGGGGTGAATTGGAACAGTGGGCTTTCTTAAAAGGTATTTTTAACATGTTTAATTTAGTTACTGTACCTGACAAATCTAACCCTAATAATATACTTATTGAACCATATAAAGATATTTTTGTTGACAATGATGACATACAAACGCATGACTGGACAGACAAAGTTGATGGCTTTGAAAAGAAATTAACACCACTGACAGACTTAAAACAAAAGACTATATTTAAGTATGAAGAAGATGAAGATGACTATGCTTTTAATGTTTATAAAAAATCATCAGGAACAAATTTTTTGTATGGAAGTAGGTTTTTTGATGCTTCTGGGTTTACAATATTAGAAAATGATACAGAAGAAATAGTTGCCGAACCATTTGCTGCAACAGTAATAAAACCTTTAATGTCACAATACGCACCACTTGTTGTACCAAATATCTATGCTTACAATGAAAGTGATAATGTATCTGAAAGTTTTGAGAATTTACCTAGAATTTTGTATGACAATGGTATTGCCCAATTACAAGGGTTAAAAATACACATACCAGCACAAAATGCAGTTATTGCAACTGAACTGACAGAATATTTACAATTTAGTCATTTATCATCAATACCAACGCAAGTTTCTATACCACCGTCAGCTGGTGATACTAGGGATTTTAACTTCGGACCTTTAGAATTAATTCCATTAGGAAACGTATCACCAAACAATAATTTATTTGCAACATATTGGCAGCCTTATTTTGGTGAACTTTATAACCCTGATACAAGGTCAATGACAATTAAAGTAAGTTTAAATGCTAGTGACATTAACACTTTTAATATGTATGACAAAGTATTTATTAAAAACAGAGAATTTAGAGTTAATAAAATAGATTACAAACCGGGAGATTTGTCAACTGTTGAATTTATATTAATACCATAAAATAATGAGTGAAATAACAGGACCATTACCACCATCCGCAGATTACATAACAGGTTATTCTGTAAAACCATCATTAATAGATAATTTTGGTAATGTTAGCTTTACTGATGGCACAACCCAAATATCACCTACACAAAAACAATGTGAAGCGTATGGGTATACTTATGACCATGCTACAAGCACTTGTTTTGCTTATAGGTCAAACCCGAACCTAAGAAAAGCATTTAATAACATGGATAATAAGTTACAGGGTGCTAGAAATAATGCTGAAGCTGGTGCAACAAGAAATTATGTAGTTGGGCATAATAATAACGTTAAAAGCCAATCAAGTGACAATTTAATTGTTGGGAGTAACAATGAAGTTGGTGTAAATATAAAAAACACAACTGTATTAGGTAATTATGGAGTTGCACAAAGACCGGGTGAGTTTGTTATTGGTGGGGGTGGTAATACTATAGGCAAAGGGCAAAATTCTACAATACATTTGTCAGGGGTTACTGAAAATGAAGCACCAACAAACTTACTTGTAAATGGTATTACTAGCTTAACAACAATTGCTAGAGATTCTGATACATCATCTACATCTTTTACAGGATTTGAAGCTAATGTAATGGGTGTTAGAACGGGTGGAACAGCTGCAGGAAATGTATATGATAGAATATTATTAAGAGCAACGGGAATAGCATATTTAAAGGCAGACAACCAATCAGTTACGACATTAGGTAGTTTTGGAACGGTTGCGGGCTGGACAGCCGCAGTTGCATTTAGTGGCACTAATGATATGCATTTACAGGTTACAGGCAGTAGGTTTATGGAAATAGCTTGGAGTTGTACCCTTAACCTTTATGAAATGAAAGTATAAAATAAAAACAAATGGCAAAAGAAACAATAGAAGTAGAAATTAAAGGTAACACTAAAAGTGCTACAAAAGATGTAAAAGAGTATGTAATGACCCTTGATGAGATTAATGCAAAAGTAAAAGAACAAAAGCAAATACTTCATGAATTAAAGGGGGAGGAAATTAAACTCAAGCAGGCTAGGGCTGGAATGAATGATTATGAAAGAAGCCTTACAGGTATTGATAAAAAAATAGAACACATTAGCCTTTCTATAAAAGACCAAACACATGCAGTTAAAGGTTTAACAGACCAACAGAAAGAAGCAACTAAAGCTGAAAAAGAAAACAACAAAGAGGCAAAAGAAAGTATTGCAAATCTTCAGTTTATGGGTGTTTCCCTTAATGGTATAAAGAAAGGTTTTAGCCAAATAATACCTACTGCAAGGGCTATGTTTGGCACTATTAAGGCAGGTATAATGTCTACAGGTATTGGTGCTTTAATTATAGCTGTAACATCATTAATGGCAGCTTTTAAAAGGTCAGAAAAAGGTCAAGAAAAGTTCCAAAGAATTATGGCTGGTATTGGTGCTGTTGTAAATCAAGTTATGGATTTGTTTGCAGACTTAGGTGGGGTCATAGTAAATGCTTTTGAAAACCCTAAAGAAGCTGTATTGGGCTTATGGAACGCATTAAAAACAAATATTGTAAATAGAATTACTGGAATAGTAGATTTATTTGTAGGCTTAGGTACTGTTATAAAAGGTGCTTTAGACTTAGATTTAGATGCTGTAAAAAAAGGGGCTGCTGAGATTGGTGAAAGTTATACCCAAGTTCTTACAGGTGTTGATGATTTGTTTGGCAAGGCTACAAAATCAGTTTCAGAATTTGTAAAAGAAACTGTTAAAGAAGTAGAAGCAATAGACAGGGTAACTAAAAAAAGACAACAAGCACACCATATTGACAGAAAATTAAAAGTAGAAAGGGCTAAGGCAGATAGAGAAATTAATGACATTAGGTTACAAGCTGAAGATAGAGAAAACAAAAGTGCAACAGAAAGAATAGCATTGCTTAGAAGAGCGCAGGAAATAGAAGAGGGTATTACAAATAAAGAAATACAATCTAAAAAAATATTGATAGAAGCCCAAAAATTAGAAATGGCTCAGGGTAAAAACACTATTGAGGACAAAGACAAATTAGCGCAATTACAAGCTGAATTAATTCAATTAGATACTAAAAAACTAAGAAGCCAAAGGTTATTACAAACACAAATAACCACAGCTGTTAATGAAGAAAAAGCACAAAAGGAAGAGGACAAGAAACAAAAAGATGCTGATATTAAAGAAGCTGAAGACAGGGCAAAAAAAGAAGCTGAAATTTTACTTGCATTACAACAAGAAAATACACTTGCATTAATAGAAGATATGCACACAAGGGCATTAGCAGAGTTAAAAATACAAGAAGACAAAGAATTGGCTAGTGCTGAACTATTAGAAAACTCAGAATTGGTTAAAGATGAAATAAGAAAGAAGTTTGCTAGACAACGTGGTGTAATAGAACAAAAACAAGCTGATGATGAAATTAAATTAGAAAAACAAGTATTAGATGCTAAAAAAGGTTTAGGTAAACAAGGCCTTAAGTTAGTTGAAACATTAGCAGGTGAGGGTTCAGCTGTAGGTAAGGCAGCTGCAATAGCATCAGCAACTATGTCAGGTGTAGAAAGTGTTCAAAATGCATTTACAACAGCACAAAAATCACCAATTACTGTTGGGTTCCCAGCATACCCGTTTGTACAGGCAGGCCTTGCAGGTGCATTCTCAGCTGTACAATTAGCAAAAATTGTTAGTGGCGGAGGTGGTGGTGCATCAGGAGGAGGTGGTGGAGGAGGTGCAGCAGCCGCAGCAGCAGCCCCAGCCCCACAAATGATGTCAGGTGCTTTTGAGTTAAGTGGTGTTTCAGAACCAGAACCAGTCAAAGCCTTCGTTGTAACTGATGAAATGACCTCGTCACAGAACCAGCTTGCAAATATAAGACGTAGAGCAACAATTTAAAAATCAAACGAATATTAATTAAATCTATTATATAATATGCCTTGTAAAAAATGTAAAGACGGAAAATATAAATTTGGAGAAACAGGTGAGTGTAAGTATGAAACTAAAGCAGCTTGTGAAGCTGACAACAAAGATTATTACGATAAGACTACTTCTATTGTAGAACTAGTTATTGATGATGATAGTGAGGAACTAGCCATTGACGCTATTAGCTTAGTATCAGCACCAGCTATCGAACAAGACTTTGTTTATTTTGGCAAAGAAAAAAACAACCTAACATTTGCTAAGGTTGATGAGGATAAGAGAATGCTAGTTAGTCCTGCTTTGATACCAAATAAGCAAATATTTAGATATAATCCCAATACGGACTCTGAGTATTACGTGTATTTTAGTCCTGAAACAGTACGTAAATCGTCAGAGCTATATTTAAAACATAACAATCATCATAAAGCAACTTATGAGCATCAAGATAGGGTTTCTGGTGTTTTAACTACTGAAAGTTGGATTATAGAAGACCCTAAAATGGATAAGTCAAGACTTTTCGGTTACGACCTTCCTAAAGGCACTTGGATGGTTTCTATGAAAATAAATAATGACGAGCTTTGGAGTAAGGTTAAAGATGGTTCATTACGCGGCTTGAGCATCGAAGGATACTTCACCGACCGCATGGAAAAGATGTCAGAAAGAACACCAACAGATGAAGAAATACTATCAGCTTTAAACGAGATAATAAACGAAAATCAAACAAAGTAAATAACAATTCTATTATATTAAAAAAGAACCTATGGACATTAAAGAAAAAATACTAGTAGCACTTGGCTTAAACAAAGCTGAGGAAGAAATTAAATTAGCTTGGCAGTCAAAAGGAGAGGACGGTACAATTTATGTATCTACTGCCGAGGAGTTAGAAGCTGGGGTGGACATCTCAGTACTAACCGAAGACGGCACAACGATACTTTTGCCAGTCGGAACGTACAAAACTGAAGACGGTGTTTCTTTTCGTGTAGAAGAGGAAGGTGTGGTTGCTGAAGTTATCGAGTCTGAAACTGAAGAGGAAGTTGAAGCAGAAGATGATAAAGAAGAAAAAGAAGAAATGTCAGAAGAAACTGAATTAAAAGAAGAGGATGACAAAGATGAATATGATGAGGAAGCTGATGTTGCTGATTGGAAGGGTATGGAAAAGCGTATCAAGAACTTAGAAGACGCAGTAGCTGACCTTAAAAGAGAAAAAGTAGGTGGTGATGACAAAGTAGAAGAAATGTCTGAAGAAACTAAAGAGCTTACTAAAAAAGAAGAAATTAGTGATGACACTATGGTTGAGTTATCTTCTGATGATGAAATTAAAAAATTAAAAGAAGAAAACGAAAAACTTAAAACTGAATTAGCAGCTAGTCCTGCTGATGCACCAATTAACACAAATAAATTTAGTTCAGATAATAAAGTTTCTTTATCTAAAAAAGAATTATCCAAACTAACTAAAAGAGAAAAATATTTCTACGAATTATATAAATAAAATATTAACATTAAAACAATTAAAAAATGGCAATAGACGCAACAGCAAGTAATTATGCAGGGAAAGCGGCAGGATTTTATATCAACGCTGCATTACGTCAAGCAAACTCAATGGAGTTTTTGACAATGATAGAAAATATCAAATACAAGAGTAACATCCAGAAAATGGCAAATACTGGAATAGTAAGAAACGCATCATGTGATTTTGCTGCAAATGGAACTTTAACTTTAACAGAGGCAGTTTTAACGCCAAAGAACCTACAAATAAATACAGACATTTGTAAGCAAAATCTTTTAGAGTCTTGGGAGGCGGCTGAAATGAGAGCAGGTGCAGGTGCTCCACCTCCAGCATCTTTTGATGACTATGTAATCTCTTACTTAGGTGAGATTATCGCAAATGCTACAGAAGTTTCTATATGGACTGGAAACGATGCAACACAAGGTGAATTTACTGGTTTTGTAGGTGGGGGTGTTGGTCACTTAGTATTAGATGGAACAGTAACTGATGTAGCAAAGACAGGTACTTTTACAGCTGCCGCAGGTGCTGGTAACATTATAACAGAGTTACAAGCACTTACAGCTGCTATTCCAACAACTGTATATACTAAAGATGACTTATACATATATATGTCACCAAAATCTTATAGATTATACATTTCAGCAATCTCTGCTTTAGGTTATGTTAATGCATACTCTATGAACGGAGATTATGATGCAGTATTTGAAGGAATTAAATTGGCTGTTTGCAACGGAATGAAAGACGATGTATTAGTTGCAGCAGAAAAGTCAAACATGTTCTTTGGTACTGACCTTCTAAGTGACGCTACAAGAATCGCTTTAATGGACATGTCACAGCTCGATGGAAGCGATAACATGAGGGTAGTGGCAAGATACTCAGCTGGTACACAAGTAGGTGTTGGGGCTGACGTTGTTCTTTTATCATAATAAACCTAATTAAGAGAAGCAGGGGTGTAAAAACCTCTGCATCTTTAACCCTTTAAAAATTAACAACTTATGGCATGTACGGCATTAACAAAAGGACGAGGTTTAGACTGTAACCGAGTAGCTGGGGGCGTAAAGAATGTGTACTTTTCAGTATATGATGACTTTGGCAACACAGACTGGGCTTACGATTCAACAAACCCACAAGAAATAGACACAATAGATTGGAACACACATAGTATTTACAAATACGTTATGCCATTAGGTGTAGCAAGTGTATCTGACGCAATAACAGGTTCAACGGAGAACGGAACAATTTTCTATACTCCAACTGTAAATATCATGTTAAACAAATTAACTAAAGAAGACCAAAACCAAATAAAACTTTTAGGTCAAACTAAAGTAAGAATGTTAGTTGAACTAAATGCAAAGTTAGCAAGTGGTCATGATGCAATTTTATGTGTAGGCTTTGAAAATGGCTTAGACTTAAACACTGGTTCAATGGATAGCGGGGCGGCATTTGGTGACCGTAATGGTTACACGTTGACCTTCACGGGCATGGAGTCAAGACCAATGGCTTTCTTAGAAGACTATGGTTCAGCTATATTTGATAACGCAGGATTTACAAATAAAGCAACACCATTTGTAGTTTCATCTTAAACTAATTTGTAGTTTTTATATATTTCTAGAGAAGAGTGGCTAATATGTCGCTCTTTTCTTTTATAAGGCAAATAAAATCAGTCTTTTTCTATTATATAGTATATGATACAAGGATTTACACAAAGCAATTTTGAAGCTTATTTACAAACAGAAGATAATAGAATAGACACTTCAGTTGGTTCTTCTAATATTAAGCACTTGTTTAAGTTTACTAATGATATGGATGGTAGTGTGCATTATGCTTATGCCAGGACTGAAATAATATATGACAGATATACTTATTTTTTGTTTAATTACAATGCTACTCCTAATATGTTTACAGGACAAACAAATTTAAAAGCAGGTTATTATAAATATGAAGTATATGAAGTAAGTTGGATTGGAACGCCTTCTTTTGCAAAAGGAAGAACGCCACAAACAGAATTAGAAGTAATTACACCAGCAGCAAGTACAAGAGGTGTTGTACAAGGGTTAGTTACAAAGGGTAAAATGTATATAGATGAAAAAGCAGGAACAGAAGAAGTGTCATATATACAAAGTGCAAAGAGTGTGCAAACATTAACAATAAAATATGGGGGTGCAGGTTATACATCAGCACCAACTTTAACAATAGTAGGTGACAATATAACACAAGCAACTGCAACAGCAACAGTAGCAGGAGGTGTGGTAAATGCAGTAACAATAACAAATGCTGGAAATGGCTATACAGAGAACCCTACTGTAACAGTATCAGGAGGGGGTGCTACTTTAGATGCAAGTA